GACTTACCAGCCAGTAAAACAAGATGCAGCGCCTAAGAAGGTCGTAGCTAATAAGTCTGAATCTGATGAGGACGAGGACACTAGCGATATCCCATTTTAGATGTTGCGACAAGATTACCCTAGCTTGTGTGGTATTTGTGCTGCACCAGCTAAGGGTTATCTAGTCAAACGGGACAATCTGTATTTCGGAGCTTGCTCAATGGCACATCAAAAGAAACTCTCTCAAGGTGAGAAACTAAAGAACGTTGCTCAACTGACTGAGAAGGGTCTTGATTATGCTTTAGCTCAAACAAAAGAGGTGTATGTGAAATACGGAAAGAAGAATAAGAAATTCATATTGCATGAATGGAACAGCGAGGACAGACGAGATCTCTTTAGACAGATAGTACGGGAGTATCTCAACTACGCCAATAAACAAGCAGAGGATGGTGTAAACATTGGAACTGACAAAATACATAGGGACTAAAGGTTTAGTATTAAAAACCGAAACTCAACCAACACAAACTGATCTCTTAACCGAGATGCAAAACTTTGGTCTCAAGGTGTCTTACCTTGATACCTCTGGTACGCTCGTTCGTGTGCCAGTCACCGCAACCTCTGGTATGCGACCAGACAAGTCAAATGAAAAATCTGGGTGGTATTGCATCAATGAAGTGGGCGGTCATACTTTTGCCAACTTTGGTAACTGGCGCAATGGTTCAGAACAGAAGTGGTCAAGTACGACCAACGCCAAATTATCACAACAAGAACGTGAGGATTTAGCCAAACGTGTGGCTGAAGCACGCAAATTAGCAGAAATACAACAAAAAGAACGACAAAATGAGGTAGCTGCCGATTGTGCGAACAGATTCGCTTCCTATCAAAAAGTTACTGAACACCAATACCTTACGTCCAAAAAGATTAAGAACTTCGGTCTGAGGGCAAATAAGGAAGCCTTAGTTGTGCCAATTTACAACATTTCTGGTGAAATCAGATCTTTGCAATACATTCAACCAAATTCTGACAAAAGATTCGTGAGTGGTGGCCAAATCAAGGGCAATCTATTTTTATTAGGCACAGATTTTAGTGAACTGAACAAATTAGAGACTTTAATTGTGTGCGAAGGTTACGCCACCGCAGCATCTATTTACATGGCAACCAAATTACCAGTTGCTTGTGTGTTCTCAGCCAACTTTGGTTATGACGCTGTGCAGAACATTAGAACTAAGACCGACTGTAAAATTATCTTAGCTTTCGACAACGACAAATCTGGGTTGGGTGAGAGCAAAGCCCAAGAGATTGCCAGTTCGTTCTATAACGTTCTCGTTCGTGTGCCATCTATCCTTGGTGACTTCAACGATTTACACAACGCTTACAATTTAGAAAAAGTCAAACTGGAATTATTGGATCATGGTTTTGGGATTACCAAATACTCCATTAAGAATTATGTTGACGCACCACCAGAACGGGTCTGGTTAGTTGACCGTATGATTGAAACATCTAAGCCCTCATTACTCGCATCTATTGGTGGTGTCGGTAAATCCATGTTGAGTTTGAAATTAGGCTTGGCCGTTTGTGGTGCCGGTAATGGTCAGTTTTTAGAGAAAGATATTAAGAAATTCGGTAATGTTGTGGTCATATCTGCCGAAGATGATCAAGAAGAAGTGCATAGAAGGATTGACGCTTTAGATCCCAAAGGCAAAAGATTTAAGTCTATGTACGATATGTTTACCTTTACTGTCCCAGATTACGGGCAGCCAGTCACATTATTAAAAGACGATCAAAGTGGGTTGGGACTAACACCCGCAGCGCATGAATTGATGGAAGAGTTGCGCTCCATTGATAACTTAGCGCTCGTGGTGATTGACCCAATCCAGTCTTTTGTGGGAGCTTCTATTACCACCTCGCAAGAAGCAGCGCAGTTGTATTGTCAGTTTTGCTCTGCTATCTCCTCGCAATTAGGAGCTTCCACTCTCTCAATTCACCACATGACCAAAACTATGTTAACCGATACGGATGACCCGATGGCAGCCAGAGGTGCGATTCGTGGTGCGTCTGCTTTAACTGATGGTCATAGAATGGCGATGGCTATTTGGTTAGCTAGTGAGGGTGATGTGGAGAGTATCTGTGCTGAGGAAGGTTTGGAATACGATAGAACACGGGTCGTTCGTGCGGGCGTGGTGAAATCTAACGCCCAAGCAGACACTAGGGTTATGACTTTAATCAGACGTGATGTGGCGTTAGAGGTTTACAGTAAAGGGGATATTGACTGGACATGATTATTTATACCGAAGCGAACTTAGACTTAGCCTGGCGTGAAGATTGCAAGTTTAGATCTAAAATTGGTGAACCTTGGCTCGAGCGTGAGGAGTATCGCAGACGCTTTGAGATGGAACTGGATGAATATATCGCTGGTTTAAAACACATTGACGACTTTGACATCATAGTGCCAAAATGGATTACTGACACAATAGATACAGAGTTTGAAGAATGAACACTAGAGAAGGAGTAAATTATGAGTGTAGAAATTATTAGTGCTTGGGGTGATACCAAAGGTAAACACGCTGAGATTATCAGAACCGAACAAGGTTATGAAGTAAATATTTTTAAAGCTAACGAGTATCTGCGTAACATCAAGTTGCACCAGTACAGCGAAAGTTATGCCGAAAAAGTGGCAGAAAATTGGACGCTTGGTGTCGTTGAATATGGAGACAGCAAATGAGTGGTAAAGGATCAGACCAACGACCACGCCAAATATCAGACGAACAATTCGCTGATAATTGGGAAAAAATCTTTGGTAAAAACCAAGAGAACGCTAAGAAATATAAATGGAAAAAGACCAAACCAAGAAGAAAAATAACGGATTAATGGTATGCTTAGTATAGTAAGTTTTACTATACTACCTAGTAAGATAGGGACATACATATAGTAAAAGAGGGACATGAACCTAGTAAAACTTACCCATATATCCATTACATATACATGTAATAGAGAGATAAAAAATGCTTTAGCATTTTTTTCTCTCACTCAAGCACGAAGGTAAGGGAACAAAGGAACGAACAATGAGAACAAGGGACAAAGAATACTGGTGGATTACTGACAGCATAGAGGACGAGAAAAGTAGTGGTCTCGTTAAACGTGCGTTCGTAAGTGAGAGTAAAGACTTTACGTTCGTGCGTGGTGAAGTCTGGCGGTACTATCGTTCGTGGGTGGGTGATAAAACTTTGAGCGTGAGTGCGAAGTTAATTCTGTGGGCTTTGTGTGAGCGGTGGCGGTGGGAAACTTGTTCAAGTCATGATGCCATTGATTACTATGCGCAAATGACTGGAGTGAATCGTAAGACAGCAGGACGGGCCATAGCTGAGTTAGTGGAGCGTAATGTTATTTGGTTAGTCCTAGAAGATGAGCGAGTGAGGTTAAAGAAGTCACAAACGAGCGGGAGAAAACATTTTCTCCTGGTTGGGTTAAGTCATTTTGTAAGGAGTGGAAAGTATGAATAATTATGAAGCGATAGGGATTACGCTTGGTTTTATAGAAGTTGATACAATCGAGAAAGACGCACAAGCATGGCAGACTTTAGTTGATACTGGTTTAGTTTGGAAACTGTCTGCTGAGTATATTAGAGTGGCTAAAGCTCTTATTGAAGGTGGATGTATAAAGGAGAAAGCATGAGTGAGGATCTAAGATCGGAAGTCGGTGCGCCTGAGCATGATGAGGAGCAATACTGCGTGTGTGGTTTGCTCGTTCGTGAGTGTGAGGATGCGTACGAACACATGACAAAGGGCGTATAAAAAAAAGACCCGCTAGCAAGTACGAGAGAGTTGGGGAAACTTGCCGTTGGGTCTAAAGGTAACAGGAACTATCTTATATCAGATTATGAATAGTTTAAATAGGGCGACAGCTCCTGTTATTGTTCGTGCGTTCGTTGGCTCGTTGTGCCCTTGGGTGAGCCAGTCCCTCAATGAGCGGTTTAAATTTAAAAACATCCGCTGGGCTAGTGCCATCATTACGTCACCTTATGATGGCCGTATTGCTGCACAAAGACATCATAGGCTTCTTCTTCGTTTAATGGTTCTTCACGCCATTTAAAACGCTCTTCGTTCGTATCTTGAAACCAGGTTGTAAAGTTGCTTTCAAAATTAAACTTTGGGTCATATTGAAATTGTTTTACTTCAGTTATTGTTTACCTCCAATATTTGTTCAATCTCTTTCTTTGCTCTAGCTATTTCAATATCATTCAAATTCGTTGCTATTGAGTTTGCCATATTTATTATTTCGTCTAGTTTGTTTTCAGCATTATCTGGAGCTGTGATATATAACATAGACGCAAATTTAAACATACTAATATCGTCTGCTTTGTTTTTCCAAAGCTCCATTTTTTGTTCAATGGTTTTAGTCATTGTTTACCTCCTCATATTCTTTATTGGTTCTTTCGTCAGACCATAGGCCTTCAGTTGAGCCACAAGACAAACAAGTATTAGTTGTATTATCTACATTCCTACTGCCACAACAGACACAGCATAACGGCATATTTGCTAACTCTAAATAACTATATGATTTATTCATTATTTCCCCCTTTTATTTGCTCTGGTTTTCATGGCTACTATATCAAGCTGAATAGTATGCTCTTGTTTTGTCATTTCTTTCCAAGTAATGTCTTTAGCTGGTTTGTTGTGCCGTCTTTCTATCGTTCTGTCAAAACAATCCTGTAAAAAGCTTACTAATGACTTGCTAACGTGTTTGTCGTTTAGATCGTTTATATCTTTAATACTCATAATAAAAACGTAGCCAGTATTTAACTGGCTACTTGCTCCTCCTGTTTGTTGAATAACCATGCGTCAGCTTCTTCGGCTAAGTAATAATAAATAGCCGAAACAATAGCGTCTTGAAAGTTACCAGAATCGTTATCATACAAATCTAAATCATTATGATTGTTTGCATATATCATTAACTGGTCATAGGTATAAACAGAAATATTTGAATCTACATATTCAGAAACTAAATCCTCTGGATATTGATGCTCAAGTATTTCTTCCTTGTTATCTTCTAACTCGGTTAATAAGTCTTGAGTTATGTGATATAAAGAATATCTTTTATTATCTGCTTCTGTCTCTAGCCCTTTAAGTGCTAGAGCTTCAATTTGGTATTGAGATAAGTCTTTTAATTTATCGTTCATATTTTCCCCAAATAAAAAGGGAGCATTAGCTCCCTAATATTTCCCCTGTTGCTTCTCTAAATCTTCTGGTATCGAAGTTTTGATTTTCAGATTTTAAGAAGTTACAAAGTCCATTTACAAATTCCTTCTGGTCAATAACGAACAAAGGCGCATTTTTTACGTTGGCCACTCTTGAATTGTTTTTAATCAATTCGGCAAGTTTTATAAAATGTTTTCTAGTCATTTTTTCTCTCGTTTACAGTCATGGTTAATTCCATAACATAACTATATATTACCCGTGATTACTCATAATGCAAGTAAATAACTCAAAATAAATGCTCTTTTTTACTCATTGCCCATAAATAAAGGGCTTAAATGGTAAAATTTGAGCATGGAAAAGGGAAAAAGAGGACGTAAAAGAATCAAATTTACAGATGAACAAGTTCAGGAAGCTTGCCGTCTTGCTGGTCTTGGTTTCTCTGAAGAAGCTATATGTAAGACTGTTCTGGGTTGTTCTGTTTCAACCCTACAAAGATATAAAAAGAAAAATGAAAATTTTGAACAGTATATAAGAGACGCCAAGATTAAATCCATAGCCACAGTTTCATCAGCGCTTTTTGACTCAGCCACGGGAAGGAACGGGAAGGAACCAAGCGTGAGCGCTCAGATCTTCTTTTTAAAGAACAAAGGCAAACAGGCGGGCAATCCATTCAGTGACGTTCAGCAAGTGGAACACAACTTGGACTTAAAAAGCATACTAACGAACGCCAAAGATCGTTTAATTATTGACGGCCAGGCAACGGACACGAACGAACGAGAACGAATACCAGGTATAAAAACCATTGGCGCACCAAATGAGGAATAGTTTTTTCTTAGTCCCTTTATTGTTTCTTGTTTTAGAGTGCGCCCCTCGTTCCTTAGTTCGTACGGGAACGCATATATATAAGTGTGAATAAATTGTGGATAACTTTTTAATGATTGACCCCCCCGTTCGTATATGTGCGGTGGTACATATATATAAACTAATGAGATAATTTTTTTATGAAATACGGAGCAGAAGCAGAAAAAGAACTAATGACCGAAATCTGGTCACTTGGTATCAAAGATGATCCATTAAACTTTGTTAAATTCGTGTTCCCTTGGGGACAAAAGGACACCCCCCTCGAGCATTTCTCAGGACCAAGGAAGTGGCAAGAAAAAATTTTGCGAAAAATTACAACACAAATACAAAGGAATAACGGCAAAGTAGAACCAGAGATGTTTAGACTGGCTGTGGCTTCTGGTCGTGGTATTGGTAAATCAGCTTTAGTCTCATGGTTAATCCTTTGGATGTTATCCACCAGACTTGGTTCTACCATTATTGTCACAGCGAACACAGAACAACAGCTTCGTTCCCGTACGTGGGCGGAACTAGGTAAATGGATCACACTCGCTATTAATTCACATTGGTTTGCTAAAACAGCGACCACAGTTAAACCAGCGCCTTGGTTTGAAGAAGCGCTCGTACGTGACCTCAAAATCGACACAGGCTACTACTACGCTCAAGCTCAACTTTGGAGTGAAGAAAACCCAGACGCTTTTGCTGGTATCCACTCATCCTACGGTGTCTGTCTCATAATGGACGAAGCTTCAGGTATTCCCGCACCGATTTACTCAGTCTCCGAAGGCTTCTTCTCCGAACCAACGAACGACAGATATTGGTTCTGTTTCTCTAACCCACGTAGAAACACAGGACCCTTCTACGATTGTTTCCACGCTAAGAAACCTTACTGGAACACCGAGCAAATAGATTCCCGCACGGTCGAAGGCACAGA